CCAATCGTCGTAGACGGGCTCGTCATGACCACGCTGGTCGTTGCAGTCAGACCGAATGTAGGCGTCGTTACGGTCGATGCTGGAGCGCTCACACCCACGCTGACGCTTCCGTTCAGGTTGATGTTCTGCGCTGTCAGCGTAATATCCCCCAGAGGGGCTGAAATCTCCGTATCCCCTACAGCGACGTTGCACAAAAGGCTCCCCGAGGGGAGTGTAATCTCTACGTTTCCTGAGTTCAGGAAGTGCAGTTTGCTCAGCGTGACGGGATGGAACACCACGTTCTCACCAGTCGCCACGAGAGGACGTGTGGCAGGACTTGCGCACATGTGGAACCGCGAGTCCCCCTGCTGCTGTATCATCGCTGCTGGAGTCGTCAGTGGAGCCAAAGCGTTGTAGCCGTATGGATACCACGCTACAGAGTTGGATACCTTCTTCTGAAACTCTACCTGCTGAACCTGATACGGTCCCTCATCAGCGTCTTCCCGCTTTATCTCCACCCACTTGGCGCAACCGCTCATTCGTCACCTTCCTCAGTAAGCGCCTCGCCTACCTCGTTCTCCTTCGGTGTCTCCAGCGAAAGCGTGTAAACTGTAGGTTCAAGAAGGGTCATTTGGGTTGTAGCGCCGCTGTCAAGCCCTACGGAGAAAATAACATTGTTGATTCGCATCTGGGCTTTGATGTTTGCGTAACTGTCATTTACAAACACTAGGTCTCCAGGCTGCCAGAGATTGCCCTTCTGGTTACGAAAGCCAGAGACAGTGCATTGATATGTCTGTCCTTTGAACTTCCTGATGTTTGATTCCCACTCCGCTCGCGCAGTGTTCTGCTCTGGTGACCCGTTGGTTTCTGCTGTCAGCACTAACTGTCGTCCCACACGAACGTTAGCGTCTAACACAGCTCTACCAGTTTGGTCAACCAAATCAGCTACTTCTCTGAGACCAGAGATAGCAAACAGAGTGGGATTGCCTTGAGCGGTTACAATGTATCTGTTGAACCGTCCCGTTGAATCATACGATGTAGAATACGTCATCACGTTATTACTGTTGTTGTTTAGCAAGTGCTGTAGGAACACGTCTTTCGGAAACACAGCCGTCCCCGCAGATGGCTGTCGGAACAAGAGGTTACCATCGGCATCAGAGCTTAGAAGCACCTGTCGTTTACGTGCCCAAATCTCCATGTAGTCGAAAGCGTTCTGTGCCAAGTCAGGAGAGATTTGGTCTTCCGCTGAGTTGAATGGTTCCAGTTGCAGGTTGTCTATAACAGCGATGTGCTCTGGGTCGTTCTCGTCTGTAGGGAACCCGAGATGCTTCAGGACATTCTCGCAGATTGACTTCAGCGTTACCGTAGCTGTTATGTCGGGGATGTTTCCCAGCGTCGAGTCTCCGATAGCTCCCGTCTTGTCTCTGCCCTGAATAGAAATCGAGTGCTCTGCTGCGCTGCCAGATACGTTCAGAACCTCTATCGTCCCTGTGGCAACTAGGTCACCGTCAACAAAAGCCCTGACAGACTGGTCCTGCTTGAATGGCAGTTCGCCCGGAGTCTCAGACGTGGCTTCGAAGCTGAAAGAACGGCTGAGGCTATCGAGGCTGAGAACTACTTCGGCAGCGACGAAATCCTTCAGCATAGTGCCTTCAACTTCTAGTTCCATCATGGTGTTAGAATATCCGTGTTACCTTTAGCCGCCATAGTGTTGGCAGAGTTTAGGTTAGCGAGGTTTACAGCCTGTGTTGACTCGCCGTAGTATTGGTAAGAAAGGAGCTTGTATGTAGTCGGGTTGGTTCGCACGTTGATTACTCTTCGTGCCGTTAGCTTCTGCTGTCCGAACAGTTCGATAGCGTTGGCTCGCTGGTCTGTCAGAGCCTCGATTGCATCCTTGTCCAGCTTGCTTTCGAGCAGCAGTTGATACTGTTCCTCTAGCTGGTTCTGGATGGCTTGAATCTCTGCAACCGTAGTCAGATTGAGGTCTGTTGCTGCTAGGTATGACCAGCCCAACGCGATGGCTTTAACGCCGAAGTTTATCTTGTTCCGGTTGTTCTGCTTCTGCAAGCTGAGGTATGTCTGCGTGCCTTCGAAGTTGATGTCGAGAGCGCCCATTGAGAACATGTTCTGCATGGCAGAGAAGGAATCAATAGCGTCAGCGAACATACCATCAAGTCCGCGCAGCAGGTTAGCCGTAGCGTTAGCCAAGTCCTGCGGCACAGATACCAACATGTTCACGGACTGCTGGAAGTTGTTTACCTCAGCCTGTAGCTTGTTGAACTTGTCAGTGATTACCTGTCCCTGCCGGAGCGCTGTTCTACTGGCACTGTCGAGGATGTTTGCATACTCAGTCATCTTGCTTACAGCGTCCGCGTGCGTGCCACCAGCAGCGCCAGAGGTTTCGATGCTTGCTAACTCTGCTAGGACAGCCACGTCAAGGATGACACGTAGCGCTGCATTCTCAGCAGGCGTGATATTAGAAGGTACTGGTTGCCCGCCCGCTGGAGCATTGGAGATTTCAAAGACAATGGATATCTCAGCGATGCCGAGACTGGTAGTATTCTCGTTTAGCGTCCACGTCCTGACAACGACGTTCTCAATCTTGCCGTAAAACGGGTGGATGAACACGCCTGGACCGCCCGAGTTGAGCGCGGTAATCAGAGTGTTTCTGTTGTTCTGGTAGGTTATCGAAAGACCGCCAGACTCGAAAGCTGCAATCTTGCCCTTGATGGTAAAGACATCCGTCAGTAAGCCCATGTCCTCAATGCTCTGGACATCGCTATTGACAAACTTCTTGACAGTATCCTTGCGTCCGCCTGCGCGCGTGGAATCATCGAAGAACCAAGTGGCTCCCTTGTATGAGCATTCGTCTAGGTCTTCTTGGATTCCCATTATCCCGTCCCTGCTGAGTTCATTCTAACTGGTGGACCACTGCTCTTCTGAGAAGTCTGGCTCTGGATACTTGTTATGTCGGCTCCAGAAATCTTACCATTGATTGTGCTGTTCACATTCACGTCAGTGGTCTGCTTGGCTTCAGCACCAATGCCGAAGAAGCTCTTGACTGCGCCGAAGGCATCGCTCTCAAACAAGTTTGTTATACGTCCGGTGATATCCGTGAAGTCAAGGAACTGGTCAATCAGGTTACCAACAGCGTTTCCGATAAGCTCGAACAAAACTACACCGTCGAGGAAGGTAGCTAGGAAGTCACCGAACGAACTGATGAACGAGAAAACAGCATCCTGCGCTGCAAGTATTTCGTCAGAGAATACTATGACCAAGCCTATTATCAGACCGACTCCTACGGCTACGGCTACGAACATCCCTGCTGCAATCAAGCCTGCTGCGGTTATGGCAGCCAGTGCTCCGGCTATCACGCCAAACGCAGTTATCAGGAACCCTACGCCGATTATGAGCGGTCCCACTACAGCCACTAGTCCTGCGATAATGAGCCCCATTCTTAGCATCTCGGGATTGGTTTTCTTTACGTTCTTAAAGAACTCAGCAATGCCCTTGACGAACGGGACGAGCACTGGCAGCAGTTCGTTACCAATAGCTACCTTGACATCCCTGAAAGCACCAGTCATACCTTTCATCTGGTTTGTGAAAGACTGTTTCGTTCTGATAGCATCACCCATAGCAGCACTTTGTCTCGACTGTATGATACTCAGCAACGCTGTTGTGCGGTTCGCTTCGGTGATTGTTCTACTTCCTGCCGCTATAGCAATCTTCAAAGCCACAGCGTCAATCTCTGCCTTGTTAGTCAGAACACCGAACTGTCGCAGAGGTTCAAAGCTGCCTGCCAGACCAGAAGCAATCTTGCCGAAAGCTTCTTCTGTGCCAACGTCGAAGAAGGAACCCAAGTCTTCAGACATCTCTACGATTTGAGTGGATACTTGAGACAGAGCTTTGCCGGAGAAAGAGTTTCCCAGTAAGGCACCGGCACTCGCAGCCATCTCACGAAGGTCTGTGGTGCCTCTGTTAGCCGCAGCGCCGAAAGTCTCTGACCATCTGCGCACGTCTTCTGCGCCGCTACCAAAGGCAGCGTCCAGCTTACTCTCCATCTCCTGCGCTGACGCTGCTGACTTTACAGCGAGAGCACCAAAGCCCAGAATAGGAGCAGTCACACCGAGAGCAATCTTCTTGCCCATGCTGGTGAACTTCTTACCAGTTTCCTTAGCCCTGTCACCGAGCTTCTTTAGCTCGGCAGATGCCTTTTTTGCAGACTCCCGCATCTTGTCCATAGTCTGCTTATTGACCATGAAGGACTTGCTAAGCTTGGCAGCGTTACGCGAGAACTGGTCCTTGAACGCGAGAATCCAGACTAGCTTCTGCTCTGCTGCCACTGGTGTCTCCTAGCTCTTCTGGGATTTGGTTATTAGTTCGTCTAACGCCGCTGACACTTCTCGCAATTCTTCGAAGGGCATACTGCGTAGCTCGTTATAAGTCAGGCTCATGTTACTAGCCAGTGCTACGAATATGCGCGTTAGTTCCTTCTCGGATTCTGCTACTGCGAGGTCCCTAAAAAACGCGCGCAATACGCGCCCACTAGATTCTCAAACTCGTCCAACCCCATGTCTTGAAGATGCAGAGAGTTGAGTTTGATGCGGGGTTCTTCTACGCTAAGGTAGGCAACGCCAGAAGTCAACAGCTTGGACGCTATGGAAAGCGTAACGTCGTAGGGGTCATTAGAAGCACGTAGCGCCCCTAAGCATGTGGCTGCGTCAAACAGTTCGTCAACAGTATCAGAATCAACAGCATCCTTAGCTTCTTTTGCCGCTTCAACTCTTTCTGTTGCATCGCCGAATATCTCCGTTACTTTAGCCGCCATGTCCAGTTGTGAACGTGCGATGAACTGCCGTAGCTTCGCCGCTTCCTTCATGTTCTTACTGGATGGTGATGTCATGTGAACTTCATTGAAGTAGGAAGTTTCTCCGCCTACTACTGCTTCAATCGGTTCGCTGAGCTGGAAAGTAAATCCAAAGGATTTCTCAGACATTATGTGCGCTCCTGTTACTTAGCTGGGTTAGAGTGAAATACGATACTGATGGTAGCATCCTGACCGAAGGCTACTTCGTAGTCCTCGATAAGAGCAGCGCCAGTAAAGGTCTTCTTGACACTGCCATCTGCATTGTCAGTGAAGAACTGGACAACGTTCAGGTTACCGTTCTTCTTCCACTTCCGAGCCAACGTGATGTTGTCTACGGTCGGGGCCATGTCGAACTTAACCATTCCGAAGTTAGTCTCAAGGTTATTCGAGAACAAGTTCAAAACAGCGCCGCCACCGATTGACTGAGGCTTGAGAGACTGTTCTCCCGCGCCTTCTTTGTATGTCATGCTGTTTGGGTTATAGACAATCTGCTCGTTATTCACGAACAGGGTGGCGTCTACAATTAGAATGCTCTGAGCCAAAGTATTCTCCTTTATCCGTTCGTCGAGAACGCGATTTGCAGAGTCCCGAGAATATTTCGGAGCTGCGTGTTGATGGGAACCTGTGCTGCAATCTGGACCGTTCCAGTTACTAGGTCTGTGGTTACCACAAGGTTAGCCTTGAAGAAGTTGAGGGCTTCCTCACCGTCTTGAACAAGAACGAAGGACGGACCAGCGAGGTCTGTATACAGACGCTCGACCGTGGTAGCGATGCTCAGAGAGTTCGCCATGTCACGTCCGGGTGTCAGGGTGCCTTCAGTAAGACGGCTCTGACCGTAGATTGCCTTCAGGTTGTTCCAGAAATACTCTCGCATATTGGAACTAACATCTACATTGTTCAACGTAGTGAACGTCGGGTCTGGGTTACCAGCGCCATCGGTGAGGTAGGTCGTAACCATCTCGCCTGCAACGGCATTGGTGCCTGCTCGATTCACGCCGAGAACAGAACCGCCTGCGTCCTTCAACTGCTCAATCTCAACGTCAGTCCAGCCGCGACCGGAAGAGATTCCCGGAAGCTCTACCATCACCGAGTTGAAGTAGGGAAGAGATGCCGAAGCAGGTCCGCCGAACTGGTCAAGGCTCGCTGAGGAGATGAGGAATCGGCTAATCTGTGCGTCCTGAGTCAACCGCATTGCTCTGATGCCTGCAAACAGAGCAGACTTCGCGTAGGAAGCCTCGTTCTGTGCGGGTCCGAGATACAGTGCCTCTGTGATTGCTTCATCAAAGATGACTACCAAGTCGTGAGAGTTGAGAGACAGCAACGATGTCAGGGCAGCGGCATGAGAACTCACGTCACCAGAGAAGGCAACGCCGTCTAGGATGTTGTTGTTCGCATTGAACCTGTTGCCAAGATACGTTACTACTTCGCTCGTGTCAGAAACCCACGGCCACACGATGCCCTGATAGCGACGAGTCGCAACATCAAGAACGCCCGCAAGAACGGGGATGCCCGTGCCTGCTACCGTCTCAGTGATGGCAGGCGTGAACACGATGCCTGCAACCGAGCCGGATACGCCCACGGAAAGACCGTTTGCTACCAGACCCACGTCAACTGCCGTGACAGTGACAACGCCAAGCGTTGCAGAAGCCGTAAACGGCGCTTCAGTATCGGCAGTGATTGCAGCAGCGATAGCCGATGCTACAACTCCAAAGGCGTCACCCGAAGCAACGTTCACATCAACAGTGTGATGGATTTCAGAGCCGACTGTTACCTCGTAACTACCAGCAGCGGTAGCCGCTCCTGTTACAGTGATTTCAACTTCGCGAGCTGCTCCCACGCCCGTCAAGGGAATAGCATCCACTGGAACGATTGGAGCAACGCTCTTGAAAGCGCGAACCATTTCGGCAAGCTGACTGTTCGCGCCGAACAGTGTATTCTCAGGGTTACCTGAACTGGAAATGTTCTCTACTAGGACGCCCGCTGTGGCAGTGCCATCAGCTTGACCTACGAGGAGAACCCGTTGCTCCACATTCTGAACATCAGTTTCAGCACTGACAATCGAAAGTGTCACATTTGGCTGAGAGATTACAGTCATCTATTACTCCTCGTCCATTATGAACTTTTTGGTGGTCTTCTTGCGGGACCGTGGGTTGTCTTGTTTTACTGGTTTCTGTGGGACGACAATCTCGCAGGCACCTGCCTTGAGAGAACGTCTAATCTGATAGTCAAGCGGAATACCGTCTACTGTGCTCTTGACCTCGATGACCTGTCCCAGAATGTAGTCTGGCATCAACTCAAGGATTTTGATTCGAATAGTATTCATTGCTCTCTCCAGCCCTATATTGAAATAATAGCCTACGGCAAAGGTTCGTCATCAAGGTCTATAGTGCTGTCAATACTGGCTACATCCTGCGTCTCCAGCTCCACAACCGGGAACAGGTCGATTCCAATGTCCCTGAAAGCCACATCGAGCATCGGGCCAACCGTGTCGTCGAAGATTAGCTCTGAGACCATTGAGAAAGTGTATTCGTGGACGTAGAAGGCTTCGTTGTATTCAAAGAAGTCGTCACCGATGAAGTTCACAGCGCCGCGCTCAGCCTCAGCCAGATTCGTCGGTAGTCGCTGTCCTAGAATGCTCTGGCAGATGGTTCCCAGCAAGCGGGAAGCGTGGTCTCTGGCTTGCGCTGCTATAATCTCGTTCCCCGAGGGGAGGAAGACGTAGATAGCGAATGTGTTCACAATCTGCTGTCGCCAATGGTTGCTGCCAGGAATGAGGTCACTGGTAGCGTCGTTCGCTAGGTTACGGTCCTTCGATGCGAGGGCAGGACCGAGAACGCAATACATCCAGAGGTCACTGGTTTCCTGTGCCGTGTAGGATGCTATGACACCTTCGACACTGACGCCCATAGAGATTCTGGTGTTTGACCGTGCTTGAATCGTTCCTACTGGGTCGGGGATACTGGTGTCAGGTTCCTCTACCGTGAATACCGTAGTCGAGACCACGGAGGTTACCTTGTAGAGCTTCGATAGCGTTTGTAGTTGTGAGGATGCGTCTGTTACGATGGGCGTTCCAGTAGCCGTTACAGGACCGCTGTCTGTCATCACGAACGTGGCCGTCTTCCTGTTTGGCACACTGAGTAGCTCGAAAGCACCAGTAAACTCTGGTTCCACAGCGCCTTCAAACGTCACAGCCTGCTGAACGTCTTCTGTGAGGTCGTGGTTATCAACTGTCACCATCGTGCCAACGGTTCCAGAGCGTGTCAGAGATACCAATGAGAGCGGCGTCTGGGCGCCCTGCAACGATACGTTTGCATTGACAGCTAGGCTATGTGGAGTATTCGTGGTTACTGTCAGAGTGGTTCCAACACGGACCACGCTAACAACGTCGATATTGTCCGTAAAATCATCCGTGAGTTGCGGAATCCTGTTTATCAACTGGACTACAATGTCTCTGGCTTGCACTAGATTTCTACACTCTTGTTGATTTCGTCTGTGAGGTTGACAGTGATGTTTCGCGAAGTAGCGTTCACCGTATTCTGAAGGGTTGGTCTGGGCTTCATCTGTCCTCTTGGGGTGCCGTGTTCCATGAAGATAGCGTAGTCAGGCGCTTTGTTTCCTTCGACGCCGTAGCCGAATGTCATGCTCTCGTGCCCGTGAATCTTGTATCCTAGCGACCGCATTAACGTGCCGCTCTGGTTACGATGTGATTCGCCAGGGGCACTGGAGCGGAAGCGTAGGCTCTTGTATTTCTTGCCGGACTTACGTAGCCTGACTTGCTGTCGGGCCTCTTTCATCAAGTCCTTGCCAGTAGCAAACCACGCCCTCTTGATGCCCTGCTTGATATCGTTCGTTAGGTTAGGGATTTTACCCATAGCCTTTAGTGTGCCTGCTTTGGCGTCTACACTTATTGCATCGAGAGCCATTACGCTTGTGCCGCCAAACCAACGCCACGGTCAACACAAGACAGGCGCATCCACTCTTTCTTCTCGTCAAGGTCTTCTACCTTGAGGATGTCCAGTAGCCTACCGTCGTCCATTAGCACCCATATCTCATCAGTGACTACGGGGTCGTAGTGGATGAATACCTCGTGAGTCAGCGTTACAGGGTCAGTGCCAACACCGTCGAATACTGTCTTACCGTTCACCGTCTTGACAGCGGACCATACCGTTAGGTCAACATCGACGCCAAAAGCTTCAGTGAAGTTGGTCCCTAGCTCGCCCGTATCAGGGTCGAACGTAGGAGCCGTAATCTTACGGTCCTTCAAGCGTATCTCGACATCTAGGTCACCACTGCACAGTGTCCGATGTGGGACTCTGATTTTCTGGCATACCGTCATATTCGAGCCGTCCTATACTGGTCATACAGGTCAGTAGCACCACTGGTAGCCGCTGCCTTTCGAACCGCGCCACTGGAGCAGTCTCCTCGTTCGGAATACAAGGCGTTGGCATGTTCCAAAATGGATTCTCTGATTCGACCGTCGCACGAGAAGGCTTTGGTTACGAATGTTACCACTATGCTGCCTTGCCGTCCCTTGATAACACCATCGCCATCCGTGGGCCACGACTTGTCGAACGCCAGAAGCACTTCGGCTTCCTGTAGGTTGGGCAGCATGTAGTATGTCGCTGGGTCAAGAGTGGTCACCACGTCATCTACTAGGTAGGTGATACTGGTGATACTGGCTACTGGTGACCTATGGATAAGGATAGGGCATCCAGTAGGGAAGTCATCGAGGCGTAACGTGTAGACGTTATCCCTGAAATCCTTGCCTGTGTAGGCTTCGCCGTAGGCTGTAGCAGCATCCAGAATAGTCGTTATGACGCCGTTCTGTGAGTTGATTGTCTGCGGGAGCTTTCGAAAGTCTTTGAACTCGACGACTGTGACAGGAGGCTCACCTTGATTCGTCACTGTGTACAGTTCGCTCATTAGTTCTTCTTCCGTTGTCCGGGCTTGCGACCCCTACGCTTGGGTTTTACTTCAGCCTGCGGAGGCTCTTCTACTGTCTCAGCAGAACGAACTTCCACTTCGACTTCAGGCTCCTCGACCACGGGCTCTGTGACGCCAGAGTCCAAAGTGGTCTTGTCAACGACAGTGCCAGATGCTTCAGCCTCTTCAGCCAACCCGCGCTCTATTAGAAAGTTACCTCGCTCATCGTCAACTTCAGCGACTTCACCTTCTTTACCAGAGATGATATCGTTGAAGCGCAGCCGATGCGGGTGACCGAACTTACCTGAAACTAGATACTTGATATACATGATTCCCCTATTGGAAAGTTGGAAAGTAGGCTACCCAGAGGAGCCGAAGCTCCTCTGGGTAACCTGATAGGGATTAGGGTTACTTTCCTAAACCCTGACGGGGAGTCTTAATCCCTACCAAGACTTATTCAGAACGCAACCATCCTTGAACTGCTACGACAGCAAAGTCCCCAACGGGCGTATTGGCTCCAGCGAGAACTAGTCGCTGATGTCGGAGCTTGCCGATACTGCCGATATGCTTCGTGGTGTCGTCGTCGGTAACTGCAAACACAGCAGAACCAAGAACCTCACCAGCCGGAACAGCCGTCTCTTCACCAGCGAAAGCACCAGTGTCAGACTCTTCCAGATTGGCAGTGAAATCACCAGTGGTGATTGTCCCAGAAGAGACGACCCAAGTAAGGCCCTCTTTGGCTCTGGTATCTACCGAAGCAGATGCCGTGGAAGCACCAGCAGCAGCACCGTCTGTCGGTGTAATGCCGGTAGCAACCGTGATTGTTGAATTAATATCGTATGCGGGCATATTAAATGCTCCTTATGTTAGGCGTTAGCCTAAGGTTGCTATTGGATTATACGCCGATTTCGAGAGGCACGAATGCTTCTGCGTCATTGACATCGCCAGTCTGGTACTTGTCCCAAGTGAACTCGACCATCGCTGCCTTGCGGAGCGCCGGAGAAGTTTCATCACGAATGACAGAAAGACCCGTTCGGTTGACTACAGTGTAGCCTCGTCCCAAGTCAGCCAGAACCACGGGTCGGGTTCCAGCACCGATGTTCGGCATGGACTCCATAAGCGTGTAGCCGTATCCGAAGATACTAGCGCCCGCAACACCGTTCATTCCCGGCTTCCAGATAGGCTCACCTGTCGTGGAAACGAGCTTTAGAAGCTCAACGAACGACAGTCGGTTGAAGAAGTATCGGGCGTTAAGGAACCCGCTCTTCAATCCACCGATGCAGTTAGCCATACCAGCATACGTCAGCTTAGTAGCGTGCTCAGAGAGGACCGACCGTGCAATCACGTCCGCGTCAACCATGAAGCCGAATGCTTTCTTGACACCATCGCCAACAACCGTGTCGTTGCCGAATCGGAAAGCGAATGCTTCCGCAGCGTCAGAACTCATCTCAGTAGCGATGTCCCAATGCGAGTTGAGCAACTGGTCACGAGTGACCGCTGTGCTGAACGTGTATCGGAAAGGGGTCATCGTCATCTTGCCGTAGCTCGACTGAGAATCTCCACCTGCTTCTGCTTCGCCTTCAGACGTTACCGTCGGAATGCCAGTTCGCTTCACCAACTCGATTGACTTGGTGCCAATCGTGCGGACGCGAGCAAACTGCTCAGTCGGGTCAAGCTCTGTCTGAGACTTCTGAATCACGTTGTCCAACTCGGGAACGACGAGATAACCAGCACCACTGTTGATGTCGGTTCGAAGTGTTTCAGCAACCTGTCCCGTAACAGCGTAGGCGTTCATCGCGATGTGCTCTTCAGACTCGTGATAGTCTACCTTGTTTGAGGAACCGTGGTTGGATGCTAGGAGAGACTCAAGGTGCGCAATTCGCTCCTGCTGCTCTTCATTGCTCTTGCTTGCGTCAGCCTCGATACTTACGACGGCTTCTTCAAACTTGGTGTTAGCCTCGACCAACTTCTCTTCGAGGGCTACAACCTTCTTTGCTGCTTCGGAAGCGTCCACGATTACGTTTGCAATCTTGTCGGCAGTTTCCGTGTTGCCCTTCTCTACCTGCTCGCCCAGAAGGGACAGAGCTTCGATAGCTGTTTTATCGTTATCCATGTTGATGGACTCCTTAGTGAATGTTTACTGTTAGCACTCTGTTCAGACATCCCGTCTTGAGCAGACGTGTTTGCAGAGACATCCCGTCAATCTGCGGTTTACCAGAGACATCCCGTCATCTGGAAAGATTATGCTCGAAGCTTTTTTATCAAAGCCTCTACACCAGAGATAAGTGAATCCTGTTCTGCTTTCTCTGTTTCGATTTCTACCTCGTATTCGGACAATTTGGATGCCAGTTCCTTACACATAGCGCGTGTGAGCCCACTCTCGCGGCGAGTCATCATGAGAATCTTCTCAAGGTCGCGCGGCGTAAGGCTCTCAAGGCTCGTGATTTTGGCTCCCTGATTCGCCGGTTCTGCTACCAGAGACGCCTCAAAGATTTCTACCTCGTCTGCGAAGCGGGTATCGCTCTCTTTGTGCTCCTGCTTTACCGTGTAAGCCATCGACAGGTCAGACAGAACGCCTTGACGTGCCAGTGCGAACTTCTCACGTCCTAGCTGTGTCTCCAGATTTACATTACCAGTGCCTATAAGCCCAACACTGTCCGTGCCCACAGTGTTGATTGGGAAGCCGCCTATCTGCTCGCTGTGCTCAGAGAACATTCGGATAGGGCGGTCACCACGGTCTGTATGGTTCTTGATGGTAGCTTCGAACGCTGCTTCAGAGAACTGCGGCAGGTCTCGGCTGTCAGTAGGACGGTTGGGAGCGAAGGTCGTAATGTAGCCAGTTACCAGACCGACCTTTACGCCGTTCATGGTAGCCTCTTTGGCTTCTTCGATTCGTCCTGCGGCATACTCAATAATCATGCTGTCGCTCCTCTACTGGAAATAATAGTTTCTTCGTCAACAATACTGCTGCAACGACAGTTCGCTGTTTGTGCCGGTGAGCCA